CCTTATCTTTGACCACGGACAGGCACGCCATCTCAAGCATCTCGGCTTTAGTCATCTCCTATGTCCTCCTTGTAAAACTGGAGCCACTTCAACGCGGCTCTCATCGCGTGCTCCTCACAACAGTAAAACCCTTGCATATGGGGCGAAATCCACGCCATGCCGAAAATCTCTCCGTCACAGTAGTCACAGTATGCATCCGGCGTGTCCTGCTGTCTGTCTCTCAATGGGTCTTTCATCTGTCGCCCCCGATCACCTGGAGCTTGATGATCTGAGCCGGGTCTGCCGGTTCAATGTCCAGCTTCTTGCCCTCGCCGAAAATTTTCCGGGCAATGACGAGCTTCCAGCACAGCCGGAGCACCCGCCAGGCGATAGACATCACGCTCATGCCACAGACGCTAGCCAGTTCGTCACACAGGCCAGCGGCGGCATAGATTTCATCGCCATCGTTCAGATTCTTGACGTTCACGTAGGGGAGTTTCCCCTCGTCCGCAACGATCTCAATCATGGTGGGCTCGTCCCACGCTCGTTCCATCTTAAACATTGATTTTTCCTCCTTTGTGTCTTATAATGGAGGCGGAAACTTAATCCCATTTTCCGCCTTGCCGTCCCTAGAGTGCCAGCTTTAGGGGCGGCGCTTTCATGTCGTGGTCTTTCGATGCAATGCTTCGCCTCTGCGCTTCTCAGCCATGCCTCTCCACGCTCCGCCGGTGCGGATCGTTTCGTACCGTTTCCTAGCGCCGCGTGGCTTGTCCAAGCCATTGCTAGACCATTCTACCCTCCGCGTCTCCGTTGCTGTCCATTTCAGGCTATTCAATCCCGTTGCTCTCCGCTCCAGATCCGTTGCTGTTCGTGTCGAAACTATGCGGTTCCATTTCATCGCTGTTCTCAGCCCCTCCATTTCTACGCCGTTCTACGCCCTTCCACTCCGTTTCGCTTCTCCTCTTTGCTGCCCTGCGCGTGGCGTTGCTGGTCGGTGCCTTTCCCCGCCGTTGCTTTTCATTTCCGCTCTCGCCGCTTCTGGCCTCTGCCGATGCAGTCCACTGCTGAGCTGTTCCATCGCTTCACTGAGCAATTCCATCGCTTTCCATCTCTATACTTGGCGCTGCATTACCGCCCTTGGCTCTTCATTTCCTTTGCTAGCCTTTTCCCTTCTTCGCTCTGCCATTTCATCGCGGCGCATACCGTTACCCGTCCTGCCGTTGCCATCGCAATGCACCCCGCCGCCAGTCCAGGCTTCGCCATTGCGATTAGTCCTCGCTCACCAGCTCCCAGGTAAACCGGCCCTTGCCGCTGTTTCTCCACTGGCTGAGGCCGGAAAATCTGCCGTAATCAAGCCACTCAATCACCGCATTGTAATGCGCCGCCGTCAGCATCGTGACGGTAAACTCAATGGTAGACCCGGCGGGGATTTCCTCCGAAATCGCAAGGCTCACACGCTCACCCTGTGCGGTCTGCGCTCTCAACGGGCGCTGGCACTCACCAATCTCACCGTTCACATGGATGGGGATGCGCCGCGGCTCGGGAAAAATCAGCTTGTCGATTTCCTTTTTATAGGCCTTGATTTTGCTGGATTCGGACTTGGGGACTTTCCGAAGTCCGCCGCACGTGTCCTTGAAAAAGCCCTTGATCTGGTAGTCCCAGAAAAACGGGGTTCCGTCCTCCATCCGGGGGAACACGGTCATGCCCTTTTCGGCCACCGCGTCTGCGCCCAGTGCGGCAACCTCATCCTCGATGGTGCTTGCGTCCGGCGCTTTGCTACCGATAAAATCACGGTAAACGTCCTCGTTCGCAGGGCTGGTTCCCAGCACCGGCTCCGTAAAGGTGATTCTCACCTTAATGCTTTTTGCGGGTTCAATCATTTTTGTTTCCTCCTTGATTTTTCAGTTCCCACGCCGTATAATCAAGGCGTGGACGTGGTTTCTGGTTTTCGTTCATCCTCCCTCGCTAGTGGTTCAGACTAGCGAGGGATTTTTATTTGTCGGCGTGGCTCAAAATCCACTCTTCCAGGTCTTTCCCGTAGACGTAGTACGCTCCTTTCCCATTCCCCTTGTCCACAAAGGTTCCAAACGGGAATTTGCCCTGTTCCAGCCCTTGTCTCAAAGTTTCCGGCGAAATGCTTAACCCAACTGCCGCCAGCCGTTCAGACGCTCCTCGTGGGTCAAGCTTCGTGATGTGCGGGTTGCCCATCCTCTTTCACCTCCTTCTCTTTCTGCGCCTCCTCTTTCCGTTGTTCCGCTCTGGCCTCAGCTTTGCCCAGGAAATAACCCTTGTCAAAGTCGCTCAGGTACTTCACGTTCTCCGCCAGCTTCTCGCCGCTGATCTTCTCTTTTTCGCTCATGTTGTTCACCTCTTTTCGTTCGGGGGGACTTGCCGCCGGTTCCGGGGTAGTTTCCCCCATGACCTGCCTCATCAGCACCCAGCCGGTCAATACTGGGTGGACGGCCAAAAGGCCGTTTCGGCTTTACGCGATCGGGTAGAAGCTAGTGGTGCAGGCTTCCCCAAGCTCCTGCATAATGACGATCATGCTACAATCATCGTCATACAGATCGGAATGCTTGTGAATGTCTTCCGCAATCTCTTCCAGCTTTTCCGTAGTCAGATGCACCGGATACCCGTTTCTGTCCTCCACCAAACTCAACAGGTGGTCATACTCAGCGTTATCGCCCTCGGTGTACCAGTTGCGCTTAATGCACAGCGCTCTCAGCTCGTCCACGGTCAGCGTCCGGCGTTCAGAAAATCTGCTCATTTCAAGTTCCTCCTTATTGTCTCTCTGTGTTGCTTATCTTTACCTTGTGGTATTATAATACCACATTGTAAAACCCATGTCAACACTTTTTTGAAAAAAATTTAAAATAACTTTGACATTGTAAAAGTTATGTGGTATTATATAAAGGTAAGGAGGAGGTGAGAAAATGAAGGACAGATTTAAACAGGTTCGGAAAGAACTGAAACTAACACAGGTCGAACTTGCGAACCAGCTTGGAGTTCAACAGGCCACAATTACGGCATATGAGACAGGAAACCGTGACATCACAGACCGAACGGTAAAGGCATTGTGTGAGAAATACAAGGTCAACGAAACCTGGCTCCGCACCGGTGAGGGCGAGATGTTCCAGCCACGCCCCAGGACAGAGGTCATAGCAGCATTTATGACCGATCTCCTTTTGGAAGAGGAAGATTCTTACCGGCGGCGGCTCATCGAAGCTATGGCCTATTGGACGGAAGAGGACTGGGAGGACATGGCAAGGCTTGCAAAAAAACTAGCACTAAACACAACACAGGACGAAAAAAAGGGGTAGGCCATTGGCCTACCCCAAATATCTTGAAACAATCAGGTGAATGATCCTCAATTTCTCCTCATCCTGACATTTCTCGATTAGTGCAATTATTAACTTTTTGTAATCCATGTTTTACTCCCCCCCATTGATGCGCTAAAAAATTTCCTGCCTGTTTTGACGATTTCTCACTTGCTTTTGCGTGTTCCCGGTGGTATATTTACCATAGAGCTTGATACTAATTCTAGAACACTCGTTCTAGAATGTCAAGCCGAATGGAAACACTTTTTGCAAAATCAGTGTAGAAAATTTTAGCGTACTTATCAATGGCCGATTTTGGTCTGGCTGACACCAGCGCCACAGAAAAGGCCAAACGTCCCATAGGTGACACCATGAATGGCACGAGAGATATCATCGCCCAACTTAAGGCGGCGAGAAAGCAAAAGGGTCTGACCTATCAGGCCATCGCAGACAGGACGGCAGAGCTTGGGAAACCGGTCAGCCTGTCCACGGTTAAAAGGGTATTTAGTTCGGATTCCGAACAATATGATTTTCGGTACGAAAGCACGATCCAGCCCATCGCAGAGGCCATCATGGGCGTAGATGCCGCACCCGGGCTTGACACCGAGCCGGAAAAGGTAAAACGTCTCTATGCGGAAATTGAGGGGCTAAAAGCCGTGCTGGAAGTGAGAGAGAACACCATCGGAACGCTGACCGCAGAGGTTGAGAAAGCCCATGCCGCTATCCGGCATAAATCCCGGGTGGAATGGGTGCTGGCCTTGATTGCCGGGTGTCTGTCCGTGGTGTTGGTGGTGTTTTATGTCGCCCATGCACTCATGGGCTGGTAAAAAAGGGAGGGTTAAAAATGACGTGTCCAAAATGCAAAAGTCAAAACGTCACAGTGCAGATGGTTTCCGAGACCGAATTGAAGCAGAAGCATCATAGCGTGATCTGGTGGATTTGCGTTGGATGGTACTGGGTGCCGATCAAGTGGCTGTTTCTCACTCTTCCGGCGCTGATTGTTAAAATTTTCCGCCCGAAGAAGTACAAGACAAAAACTGTGCATAAGTCGATGTGTGTCTGTCAGGATTGCGGTTACCACTGGCAGGCCAAATAAAAATATCCCCGCCCGGTGTTGGCGCACCAGGCGGGGATTCCCCGTTAATGGAGGTTTCCGAAGCGGGTCGCACCCGGCGGCGGGATGTAAAGAAGAGAGAGAGTAGGGAGGCCACCGCCGGGACTAATATTATTATACACCACCTCCCGAAAAGTGAGCTAAAAAATTCAATTTTTTTCGGGGTGAATTTTCAAATGGTCTGCAGAAAGTGCAAAAAAGAGATGCCGCCCGGCGCCGTGTTTTGCCCGTGGTGCGGCAAAAAGCAGACGCCGGAAAAACGCAAGGCGTTGAAGAGGGCAAACGGAACAGGGACGGTGTACAAGCTACAGGGGCGCAGGAAACGCCCGTGGGTAGCCGCAAAGAATAAAACCATTATTGGATATTACGAGACCAAGACCGCCGCGCTGGATGCGTTAAGCAAGCTGGCGGGAAAGAGCATTGACGAGCGTTTTAACATGACTTTCTCAGAGGTCTTTAACGGTTGGAAAGAGGAGCACTATAAAACAATCGGGCAGGATGGAATCTCATCCTATAATCGAGCTTATGACGTTTTCACGCCGATCCACGACCGGAAATTTCGCGACCTGCGCACGGCTGACTTCCAGGCCGTGCTTGACCCATACATCGAGAAAGGGCAGTCGTACTCGACCATAAGCAAGCACAAACAGCTCATAACGCAGATGTCCGATTACGCGATCCGGGAGGAAATTCTCACTACAAATTTTGCCACGTTTGTGACCCTCCCAAAGCCGATAAAAAAGAAAAAGGACACATTTTCCGCCGCAGAAATCAAGCTGTTGGAAGAGGATGGAAGCGAAGCCGCCATGATCGTCCTCATGCTCATCACCACCGGCATGAGGATTGGAGAGATATTCAACATCCGAATGGAGGATTATCATGAGCGTTATGTGATCGGTGGTGAAAAATCAGAAGAGGGCATGATCCGAATCATCCCAATTAGACCCGAGGGACGGCAATATTTTTCATATTTTGCGGATCGTGCAACAGGAGGCCTCCTGTTGTCTGGATATTCCGGGCAACGAAACGCAAGAAACTACAGAACACGTGACTACTACCCACTACTAGAGCGGCTTGGCATTGAGCGCCATACCCCACACGCCACGCGGCGGACTTACGCCACAAGAGCGCGAAAGGAAAAAATGCCACCGGAAATCTTGCAGAAAATCCTCGGTCATGTTGACTATCAGACAACGGCCAATTTTTACGTGGAAAAAGACGCCGAGGAGCTTATTGCCGCGGTGGAAAATTGTTAGCGATTTGTTAGTAACCCACGTTTGCTTTAGCTTGGTTTAGCTTGCTCCGAGTGACGACAAGCACTGAAAAGCAAGGAAAAGCACGTGTGAGCAAGCGTGAGATTCCCAGCAAACCTGCCTTTTAAGCAGGGTGTCCGGGGTTCAAGTCCCCGTTGGGTCACCAGAAAAACCCTGTAGTTCCAGTGGCTACAGGGTTTTTCTTATGCCTAAAATTAGGGCGGCTATTTCTAGTTGTTAGTAACCGGTTAGTAACCGTCACCCTTTTCGCATTCCTTCATCTTGTCGTGGAGCGCTTTGTCTCTCTCCAAAATATAGGGCATATCCCAGCCGGATAGGCTGTACTCCGTGATCATCCGGCGCACCCGCTCGATCTCTTTTCTGTTCAGTCCACCACGCACAAGCTCGGCCTCACACGGGTAGCCATCTACCATCAAGGTGTTGCTAATTTCCGCCAGCTTCGTGTAAACGGTATTCTCCCAATCCAGGTACTCGGTCAAGTATTCCTGCAATCCGCCTGGCGCCGGGGCGGCATAGTCCCAAGACGGCTCCACGATCTCGCCGAACATATCCAGGCAGTAATTCTGGATTGCGATGCACTGCGCCCTGTCCTTTCCACTCTCCACCCGGTGCAGGCGCTTGTGACCCTGAAAACCGTGGGATTGCGCCCACAGCATCATTTTGTGGTGGAACATCTGCCCGTGCGCCGCCATGTTCGCCGCCTGTGTCAGCAGGGCAATAACCCGGTCATTTCCGTAGCTTTTCAATTCCAGCTCACCTCCCGCAGACGGGACAGCAGATTTTTATAAGCCCTGTTGTTCATGACTTCCAGCGCCGCCAGATGGTCATCGATGATCTGGAAAACGGCGTTTAGGTGCTGGGTGTCCATTTTGGTTTCCGCCATGATGCACATAAAATCAGATTCGCCGTTTTTAGCCACTTCTACGGCCTCCCGCACCATCACACGGGCGGTTTTCTCCTCTACCTCTTCCGATTCCTCGCAAACCATCATCAAGGCGTTGTATGCGCCCAGGAATGTACAGAGCCGGGTTGCGTTCATGTCGCTCATTTTTTGGTCTGCGTATCGCTCGATCTCTTCCAGCAGGATTTCCTTGTTTTTCTCAAGTTGGCTTTTCACTTTCAATCACCTCCAAAATGTGGTTTAAAATCTCGTTCTGCTCCTCAAATTTCTGCCCCAGCTCCTCCAGCAAATAGGCCGCCTGTTTTTGGTTTGCCGCTTGAACGTCATTGTGCGCGCTCTGGGAGCGGTTTTCCTCCAGGTTTTCCAGCCCCAGGGCGAAAGACAGCACGGAAATCAGGTCAAGGGCGGTCAACTGTCCGCCGCTCATACCTTTTCGATTGTTACCGCCACATTGTTGACGATGGAGGCGTTGCCGGTGAGCACCAGGGTTAGAGTGGCAGCGTTTCCACAGCAAGCCACTTTGACAAGGGCGTTAATGGGCAGGGCAACCGGGTTTCCGGCGGTGGTGACAGAACCGGAGGCAGTCGCACCAGGTACGGGAACGCCGTTGTTGTAGAGAGTAGCCACCACAGTTCCGGCAACCGTTGGGTTAGCCGTGATAGATACATCAACGTCATAATATCCACGCTCGGAGCATGTGATCGAATTGCCATTCAGGGCAATGTCATCGCCATATCGGCGTACGATAGACCCCATGGGGATCGTGCCACCAGAGGCCACGGTCACGGGGCCGGTGGAGGCGGTGTTAATAGCAGATTTGCAGCTCATAGTTTAATTCCTTTCCGCAATTGACTTAATTGCTTCGTCAATTGACTTAATTGCTTCGTCAATTGACTTAATTGCTTCGTCAATTGACTTAACCAATACATTCAAATAGATACGGGCAAATGCCGTAGAACGCACGCCGTGCGTTAAAAAGGCGGGGGATGCTTCCCCCGCCCGTACCCGGTCAGGAGTGACCTTTACACGTTGCCGTTGCAACAGCCGGGATTCCAGAAGGCGTTTCCGGCGTTGAAGGTGGTGGCGTTAGGGTAACGCACCACGCCACAAAGTGCAGACTGCAACTGGAGAGCGTTGATCTGGCTCTGCATTTCCGCCATCTTGTTGTTGCACAGCACGTCCAGAATCTTCTGGGTCTGCGCCGTGGTGTTGGCGTTAATCGCCGCAGTGTTCTGCGCCGCCTCATACCGCACCGCATCAATGTTGCGGTTGGTCTCACAGCAACAGGACGCAGACTGAGCCGCCGCCGCATTGATTGCCGCATTCACGGCGGAGAAGCCGGTACACATATCCCGCTGGATGCCGTTGAAGCCCTCCAGCAGGTTGGTATTCTGGGCGTAAAAGCCGGAACTCAGGCCATCACCCAGGCGGTCAATCTTTCCGATCACGGCGGAGTTGTCAAATCCCCGCTGAACTTCGGCCTGCGTGAAGCCGTTGCCCTGACCGCCAAACATCCCGCCGCCGCCCCATCCGAAGATGAGGGCGAACAGAATGATGAGCACCCAGGAATTTCCGCCGAAGCCGCAATCGTCATTTCTGCCGGTCGCGGCGGCAATGTCAGAGAGAGACATTTCACCTGTCATTTCTTTCACTCCTTAAAATTTATTAAATCCCCACGTTGCGCACCCGTGGTTATTTCATCATCTTCTGGACTTCCGCCCAGTCCAGGCCGTAGGCCTGCGCCACCTCTTCCGGGCTCTTTCCCTGGTTTTCCCGGACAAACTGGGCAAACTGCGGGTTCCTCTGCGCCATGATCTGCATGACCTGCGCCGGGTTGCCCATCTGCTGGAGCTGTCGCACCTGACCCATCACGGCCTGGATGTTCCGCATCGCCGGGTGTCCACCCATCATCTGCATTAAGGGGTTCATTTCTCGCCCTCCTTTAATCTTTTCACAAACTCTTCAAACTCCCGCCGGGTGACATACTGCTCCGGTTCCGTCATCGGCTCGCCCGGCTCATATTTTTCAAAGCGATAGTAGGAGGTGGTGACAAGCCCCATCTGGTCTGCCGTTCGCAGTGCAAAGATAGGCTCGTTCTGCACCATCACCCATGCTTTCTGCCCAGGCTGTACGCTGACCTGCTCCACCTGCTTGACCGTCTGCGCCATGATCCAGTCAAGGCCGGTCTGCGGCTGAGGCTGGCTAGCTGGCTGATAAGAGGCCATCGCCGGGACTGTCGGCGGCGGGTAGCCGTATGGGCTAAATTGATTCCACATTTCGCACACGTCCTTTCTTTCTGTCTCCATTTTGCCAGAAAACAGAGTGTGTAACGTATCAACAAAATATCAATAAAATGTCAAATCCCGCCCCAAAAAGGAGCGGGATTTTTTTAAATTTTTCCAAATTTTTTAAAAAAAAGCATTGACAAACCACACCATGTGTGGTATATTATGTATGTAAAGAGGTAAGGGGTTAAGCCCCAGGGCATAATAAGGAGGACATTAAAATGACACTTGTAAATTATGATACCCGCTCCATCATCGCGGAGAATGTAAACGTAAGCGGGAGAGACGTTGAAAACCTCAGAATTGCCATTGAGGAAGTTTACGGCGAAGATAATGTTAAGTTTTATCGAGCCTATAGCGCCCCCGAAATCATTCTCGTAGCAATCAACGGTGTCGAGTACAACATCAGCAACTTCGGTCTGAAACCTGATGGTTTTCAGTTTACCGATTCGCCATTCCGGAAATATTGCATGTCCCGCCTGGCAGAGAGAAAAACGGCCGATGAAAATTGACGCTGACCCTGCCACTCTCCTCGGGAGGGTGGCGGGAGTGAACGCCAAGAACAGATTTTATGGAGGTAATTACAATGGAAGAAATGATGTGCTTGATCGCTCAGAAGCTTGCCGATGGACTGGCTACCCCGGAAGATGTTGATCGCGAGTTCAAAAAGACGATGGCTCAAAAGGCTGATTTGCGTCAGAGCTATGTGACGCTCCTTGCAAAGTACCGAGACACAAAGGAAGAGCTGTATAGAGCAAATGGAGAGATCATCGCCCTCAAGGCGGAACTTGCCGCTTTGAAAGCCGAAAGAAGCTAAAAAGCCCTTTGACGTTGATCCTGCCCACCTCACTTGAGATGGGCAGGAGTGAACGTCAAGCAAAGAGTTAAGGAGGAGAAAAAGATGAACGAAAAGAAAAATGAGCATCCTTTTAACCTGCGCCAGGTCACAGGCCACGATGCAGGGATTGTTGTTTACGATGGCACCGCCGTTCTCGTTGCCAACTGGGCTGACATGGCTGACAATCGGTTGCCCGCCTATTTGGCTCACGGAATCGTCTTTGGCTGGCCTTTTGAAACCATTAGCATTGAGGACCGTTACAAAGTCGAGGACATTCGCGATGAGCTTCCCGGGACGGTTTGGCTCTCAGATGACGAGGAAAATGTGCTGGATACCGACCTTGATATTATCTATGATGAGTTCGGCGACATTCCGGCGCTGTTTGGCTTTGACACCGGAGCAGGAGCAATGGTGCTTGACCACCCAACATCCGGTGTTGTCTACATTTTGGATAACGGGATTAAGATTATCGCACCCGATGAATGGAATTAATGGAGGTGACGGTGAATGAAGTACACCCTAGACAATATCGCGCAGCGACTTCTCCAAAGCGAGGAGTTTCTACAAAATCGGGAGTTGACCCTTTCCAGTCTCGGCTACACTGCCAGCGATTTGAAAGCGGCCAGAGATGAGCGCGGCATGTCCCAGGCAAAGGTCGCTGAACAGCTCGGAATCTCAAAGCGCGCGGTGGAGGACTGGGAGCGCGGAGTTAGAACGCCAGCGCGGTACACGCCGGCTCAAGCGATTATTGCACTCGCATTTCTTGACACGCTCAAATAAGACAATACCCCACCGGGAGACCGGTGGGGTATTTCTCATAGCACCTTTATAATTTTGGTCTTGATGCCCTTGAGCCGCCGATTCACCGTGGCCTCGGACAGATGCAGTTTTTCGGCAATTTCGATGACACTTTTTGCCCGGACACGCAGGTTAAACACCGCCAACTCGTCCGGCGTGAAATTGCACAGTTCCCGGAACCGCTGACATTCCGGCTCCGTGAACTCATTTTTTAAATTCATAATCCCCTTTTTTATGCGCCCGCCGGGGTTTCAGCGCACCGCCAGGACAATGGCAGCGGCAACGAGGGCAAGGCTGACCACACCCTCCATGACGATTACTCGCCGTGCGAAGCGCAACCGCCTTTTCAGCGTGCCACAAATTTCGCTTGCGAGAGTTTCCCTAAATTCATCCGTGATCGTGCCGCCCCTTTCTAGCCCAGAATCTTCGTCCAGGTTTTCACGCCGCACTGGCCGTCAGCGGTCAGGCCATTTTTGGTCTGGTACGCCTTGATGGCCGCCACGGTCTTTGCGCCACAGTCGCCATCAACGGTCAGGCCAGCGCCGTTCTTCCCGTTGAGGAGCAACTGCAAGCTCTTAACCTGTGCTCCGGTGGAGCCACTTTTAATCGTGTTCAAAGTAGACACGTCAAATCCCTCCGTTTTCTTTGCCGCCGTAGTGGCGGCGATTTTTGCACCATTGGACAACACCACCACAGTGTGACCGGTGGTTTTAGTCACCAGCACGTCACCCCGCTGAAGATAGTCCGAGCTTGTGGTGTATTTACCGTCCGTCAGTCTGTTAAATTTACCGGATTTAACCAGCACATCCGCCTCGTTGGCGGTGGTAAAATTATCCAGGGTAATCCCTGCATAGGCACAGCACACCCGCACCAGAGCGGAACAATCGGTCTCAACTTTGGTCGTGACCTTTGCCGGGTCAAAGCCCTTGTCTTTGACGGCAGTGTACAACGTCAGGCGTTGCCACTGGTCGTAGCCGATATTGTCATTGGCGCAGGCTCTTTCCATTGCCAGAGCAATTTTCTCCGCATAGGCCGCCTGAGGGCGCAACAGCACCCAACCTTTGCTGTGGAGATACCATGCCTGGGTGCAGACCTCTTTGCCCGTCTGGTCGCCAGCAGAGCCGCCGTGGGCGTTGCCGTTCTCATCAATTCGAGCAGAACCTACAAGTACGCTCATTCGTCCACCTCCGGCAAGCCTGCCACGGAGGTCAGCAGGGACAGGATGCCCGCCAGCAAGGCCGCCGAGGCCATTGCCAGCCAATCCACATCCCCCATCACTGCGCTCGTGCCAATGACGGCCACGGCGGTCTGAGCCACCGTCTTGACTGCCCGCACTAATGCGGCCTTTACCCATGCCTTACTCATGCTTTTGCGCCTCCTCTAAATCGTTAATCCGGTGATTGATCACCTTGATTTGTTCCTCCACCACCGGCATCCGCCGCGCAAAGCCGTTGTGCTCCCGCACCTCACGGGTCAGCTCATCAAGCTTGGTCTCGGTCACCGCTTGATTTTTTTGGTTTGCAATAAGGACACCGGCAAGCGTAATCAGACCTGTAATTACCGCAACGATGATCTCCGTCACCCAGCAAACACCTCCCCGGTGATCTGCTGATACTCAGCGGCTGTGATGGTGCCTCTGTCCACCCGCTCTGCGATCTGCTCTTTGGTGAGCCGTCCCGCATCATAGAGCCGTTTCAGGCTACTTACCAGCATACTCATATCAAAGCACTCCTTCCTCGATCAGCTGCATGGTGTACTCGTCAATGGCTTTACCATTGTCGATCTCCTGGATAGCCTGGAGCATCTGGTACTCCGAGACCGTGATTTCCCGGCAGTCGCACTCGTAGTCGGTGTAGGCATCCGTTCCGGCAGTTTCGTCAGCCGGATGCTCAACCTCCACGATATTCTGCCGCTGGATGTACAGGCCGGGTGCGATTACCTGGAGTTCTTCAGGCTGCTCCGAGCAGCGCTCTCTTGTCCATTCGGTCATGGTAGTTCTTCCTCCTTTGGATTTTTGAGATTATGTGTTCCAGCCATGCGCTACATTCTGGGGGTGCGCCGGACGGCGCACCCCCAGACCCCCCGCAAGGCGGTTTACACCGCCATGCCAACAGGTGGCAAGAGAAGCAAGGCCGAGCCGAGGCTCCAGGCGGCGCCGCCAGCGGTGTCGTACAAGCTCAGAAACCGGCCACCAGCAATGGTGCCGTAGCCGCAATCGCCAAAACGACGGGCCACCGCCGTGATCTCCACGTTCTGCAAGTGTCCATCGCATCCACCTGTTGTAGTGCTTCCTTTGTACGGGTAGACGGGAACGTGTCCGAAACCGGGGATTGTCTGGTATTTGTGCGGATAGAAAGAACCAGTGTTCTGCGTTCCGTCAGTTTTCAGCACTTTGGGAAGGGAGATGCCGGTGTCGATGTATGTCTCACCGGTGAGATCGTACTTGTAGTCCGGGGAAACCTTGTAGCGGCCATTGACCAGGAGAATATATGGATCTCTCATCCACTGCTGGTAGCTGCCCAGCACGATAGAATGGAAGATTTTATTCAGGCTTTTGCCATCGCTGGTGCCGTAGAACTGACCGCCTCCGATGACTGCATTCTGCTTCGCACCATTGGTGGGGGTGAGGCTGGAATCATAGCCGTTGCTGTTGCCGGATCCATAGGCCGCCTGGAGGTTGGACGTTTTGCAGAACAGGATCTCCAGGTCGATCAGGGTGTTCATAATCGCCCCGCCGAAGAACCGGGCACGGTCTCCGAAGGCATCAATGGCGGTTTTCTGCTGGGCGGTGGTCTTGAAGTAGTCAGGCTGGATGCCGGACAGAGAGCGCATCTTCTCATCCACGATGGAACCGTAGAACATAGGAATCCACACACCCTCCAGGACATTGCCATCTCCGTCCACAAAGCCCACCGGCTCGAAGCC